CTAAGGACATATATAAAGACTTTATAAAGTACTTACTAAACATCTTTTTAAAGCCTGTTTATAAAGAAGTTTCTAAAGAACTTCCTAAAACCTTTTAAAAAGACTTTAAATAGGGGGGGGTCGTAATACGCTAAACACTTTATATAAGTGTTTAATAAGTATACTGTACTCGCATAACTGAAAATACGATTTTTCAGAATCCATGATTTGCCCCCGATTACTGATAGGGGCAGTAAATTACTGCCCTAGCAGCCTATTGCAACGCAATAGTAATGATGGAACTAAACCGTTCCATAAATCAAATCTCCCCCCACATAATCCTTCACTTAACCCTCTGGGTCAGTTCAAAAAAATACCCACCGCAAGGCGAACTGCGTTCGTCTGCGGGGATATGAGACCCACGGTGTTAAGCTAAAACATCAATCTTGATGTGTTATGTCTATAATATCACTTAACACATCATATTTGATTACTTACCCTGATGATGTAAGTGTATAATAAAAACCAAGTTTAACCAGAATTTACTTGACAAATTCATTAATTTGTGTATATATATAAGTAGAGACTTATAAAAAGGTTTTACAAAGTATTTAAAAAGAATATTGAAAAAAACTAAATTATCTGTATTAGAACAGAAGTTGTTTAAAAAGTTTAGCAACCTTTCGCAATTTAAAGACTTATCTGAGAAAGAAATTTTAGGCTTAGTAGAAGCAAAGATTGATTCTATGAAGAAACCTAAGATTAAAGATAAGGATTTAGCGGTAGCTGATTTGTTCTCTGATAAAGCAGAACAGAAAGCAGCTAACAGTCTTTTACACAAATACTTAGACCAGTTCTCAATCGAGAACATTTCTGATAAAAACACACTTTCACAGCTAATATACTTAGAAGTTTTTAACAAAAGGCTTCAAGAAATACTAAATAGGATAGAAGATGAGAAAGATGTTCCGTCTTTGAAGCTAGTTGATAGCTTACATAAGAATTTAACACAAATCACAGCATTAAAGGGGAGTTTGGGGTTAAATAATAAAAGTGAAACAAAAACAGATTCTTGGACAGCTTTGGAGACTTTAAAGAAAAAATTTAAAGTTTGGAGAAATGATAACCAAGCTTCAAGGACAATGATTTGTCCACATTGTGGCAAAATGACGCTTTTAAAAATCAGAACGGAAGGATGGGAGGCTCAAAAACACCCTTATTTTAAGGACAGAGTTCTTGGAAATACCGAATTAATCAAGATTTATAAGCAAGGAAGGCTCGGAAAGGGCGAATTAGCCGATATTTTAGAGTGTTCTACGGATTACATAGATTGGCTAGTAGAAAAGTGGAAACAGATACCAGCAGACAAGAATGAGGGAACAATTCAAGTAATTATACAAGGAGACGAGAAATGATTAAAGGATTTATAAAATTCGTAATTGTAGCAGGTTTGGTAGTCGGCGCAGTTTTTGCATTAAAAGCCATCTTTGGTGTAGATGCACCAATAGTGGTACAATAATATGAAAATTCGGTTTTCAGTCAATATAATTAGTTCAGAGAGTGGGAAAGTCTGGTCTAATCTGCGGGTCTTGGACATCCGAGACGGTGGTTCGAATCCATCCTCTCTGACCAAAGAAATAATATGATAGAAACAATCAAAGAAGACGAATTAGAGTTTATGGAGGATTTTTATAATCCAGTATCCATGATAGAATGTTTATTCGGTGACTTTGATAATTTAGGAAGATTTGATGAAGATGAATTTGGAAATGTTAGGAACGGTCAATTACCTTTATTAAGCTATGAGTATTTAATAGACACCGAAGACCCCAAACTTAACGAAGACGATAATTTTAAAGTAAAAGAGGGTGCGGGTACACTTTATTGTGTAGGAGCAAGAAAATTCGGAAAGACTTTAGTCATTGAGAAGTTAGATATCTTGATATCTATTTTACTTAGTGATGGAGAGTGGGCAGGTTTAGCTTCGCTTGATGCAGTTCATGTTAGGGGTGTGATGGAAGATATAATTAGAGCAATAGATAGGCACAGTTTTTATAAAATATTTGGAGTTAAAACAAATAAAAGTCCGAATTACAGAATCAGTTCTAAGAATGGATATCTTTTGGAAAGTGTAAATATGAATTTGTTTAGTAGAAGTCCTGGTGACCAGTTCTTCGGTAAACATTTTAATAAATTATATATTGAAGAGTGTTCATTTGAGACTGAAACCGTTTACAAGAAAAGATTAGATGCTACTGCGGAAGATGGTTGTATAGTTAGAGCAGCTGGAATGACTAACTTTACTAGATATAGTCCGATGGGAGAAATATTTAATGATTTAGACAGAAAGAGTTGGATATGCAATTTACCTCAATATATAAATCCTAAATGGGACGAAAAAAAGAAAGAGGGAGCTTTAAAAGAACACGGTGGAGAGAATACAATGTCTTACCGAATGTTTGTTAAGGGAGAAGTTCTACAAGATGGTGTTGGTGAGTTTGATATGGAGAAAGTAAAGGAAAATTATGATGAAGATAGGATGGTAAAAACTTTTGAAATAAATAAAACTAACTTTGGCATATTTAAGAATATTCTTATACTTGATAAACCTAAACAAACAGAAAGAGTTTGGATTTCTAGTGATATAGGGGAATCTGCTCCTACAGAGATTATAATAAATTTTGAATTTGATGGTAAACTTCATTATGAGTATAAAATCACAGTTCTTAATTTAACAGATAAACAGCAATTTGAGATATTTTCATACATAACCGACCTATTAGAGCCTAATTTCTTAGGTTTAGATTGTACTGAAGGTACAGGAAGAGCTATTTTTAGGAGATTAGAAGAAAAATATGGTAGAGACTTCTTAGTTTGGGTTTCTTTTAATGCAAAGCTTGTTGTTGGGTTTGATAAAGATAATGAAGGAAATATTATTTTTAAGAACGGAAAACCTGTAGAAACAGAGGAATATGTTAGTGAATGGAGTGTAAAAATCTTAAAAGAGATGTTATATGAAGGAAAATTCGTTTTACCTATAGATTATCAGTTTCACAAACAGCTAAACTCTGTTATTTCAACTTTATCAGGAACAAGACGAATTTATGCTTGTGCTAGTACGGAAGACCATTTATTTTGTGCTTTTAAAGTATTGGCAATATCTTTTTGGACTAATGAATTTAATACTAATAAATATTTACAAACTAAAAAGTTTTCAAAGGTCGGCGTTTGAAAATGATTACTAAAGAAAAAAATTGAAAGATATTAATAAATTAAAAGAAAACTTAATAATTTTTAATAAAAAGGTAAGAGTGTGATATGGCATTAGATAAAGCAGGTTTGAATCCTCTTTTAAGTTGGATGTGGCAATTATTATCAATGTTCTCAGGGGAAGAGATTAAAGTACCTAGTGATTTTCACGATTCTGTTTTTGGAGTAAATGAAGTTCTCTTAAGTGATACTTCAGGTATAGTTAATACTATGTTAGATTTTTCTATAAATGCAGCTTTGGTAGATTATAGTATTGAAACCGATAGAAAATCTTTTACTACATTATTGAATGAATGGTTAGGAGATATTAACTCTGATTTAATAGGAAGAGTTCCTACAGGAATAACCGCATTAGCTAGAGAGTATTTTAGAGAGAGATGGAAAAGAAGTTCTTTAATAGTTTTAAGAACAGAATGGAATGTAGTAGATGGAATTAATTTACCTACTAAGATGTGGTTTGTTAATGGAGCTAATGTTTATGTTGAAGATAAGAATAAAGATGTTAGAACTATAGGGAAAGAGAAGTATTTCTTAAAGGTTGGAAATAAAGAAGCTGATAAGAAACCTATTCCTTCTAGTAAAAATGAACTTATATTTGTTCAAAAACCTTTTGATAGTTGGGATAGATTATACTCTACTCCTTATGTTATTCAAAGAGGTTTATATAAAAATCTTTCCTTACTTAATTTAATGAACAGTAAGGGAGAAAAAATTATAGGAAAAGCTATAGAATATTTATTTGCTACTAAAAAGGGAACTGAGGGGATGGCTTTATCAGGTAATTCTAACTTTATTTATAGTGAAGATGATTTAACAGCACTAAAAGATAGTTTTTCTACTTTTAGAGAGAATAGTAAATCTACAGCAGGAACTCCTGCTTATTTTACAAACTTTGATACTGAGATGGAACATTTGATTCCAGATTATAGTAAAGCATTAAATCAAGCTTTGTATGCACCTTTAGAGAGGAGATTACTTGCAGGATTAGGTTTAATAGAGATTGTAGAGGGTATTTCTTCTACAAGAAAGGAAGGGATAT